TCAAAATTATTATACACCCATGCACCTACATCTAACCACTCATCTTCTTTAACAGTAATAGTTACAGAGGGTTTATGCTCACACCAATGTTTCTGATACACTAACCACAAATCTAGTTGAGCAAGGGCAGATGTATCATTACGAGTAACAGCTTTTTCAGGTGACTCTACAGGAAAACTAAACACTGTAGTATTATCTGGCTGCATCACATCATCTTCACAAGGTATGTTCTGATCAATTAAAAACTGTGTTAGAGGATCTTTCTTATCCCCTCTTACTGTTCTTACATAATAATTAGAATGCCTTGCATGGATTCCAGAAGCTGAATTAACTAGTTGTGATACAGTGCCTGAAGGTTTTACACAAGTGATAGCTGTTGATTGTTCAATGCCAAGTGTATCAGATAAACCTAAATTTGTATCGACTGCAACCTGGCGTAGTTCTTGTAATCTTTTTTCTAAGCCTATATCTGTTGCATCATTAAGTAATTCACTATCCATAATACCTGTAAGAGAAACACCAAGAAGTCTTTCTTGCTCTGTATTATCTCTCCAAATCTTTCTTAGATATTTTAGATCTGTGAGGGTAGATTGAAATGTACCAAGTATCGTAGCATACTCTACTTTTCTTTTTAGTGAGGCAAGAGTATCATCAGAACGAACAACAACTTCTGTTAAGTTGCAGAACTGATATGGCCTTAATATAATTTCACTACAAGGATTAGTTCCAAACTCATGTTCGGTATCTCGTCTGCCATTTTCTAAAGACTTACTAACAGCAGACTGTCTATTGTATATACCACGTTCTCCGGACTTAGAGTTGTATAAGTTTAACCACTCTCTCATAAAAATACCTATAGGTGGTTTCTCTTTATAGCACACAGAATTATTAGCTAATGCTCTTTGTCCTTGTGTGTTCCACCACTCACCAGATTTAGCTAGTGCCATTTCTTGATCATTTAAATCGGATAAACTAATTAATGCAGATCGTCTTACACCACCTACCACTACAACTGATCCAATCTTACACATAATATCATGGCACTCTATAGGTTTTAGTTTTCTACCTACTGCATTTTTAAATATGCCTACAGTAAATTGAAACAAATCATCTAATGGATCAGGACCAGAAGATCTACCACCAAATGTTTTAAGACGAGCACCTGCAGGTCGTAGCTTAGATAAGTCCCAAGTAGGTATCGTGCCTGCATAAAGTAAATGTATAAGTTCTCTATATGCTTTTGCCCATCCTGTTTTACTATCACCTACAATTATTGTTGTATCACTTTCAATAAGTTTTTCATTAACTACAGGTAGCTGCTTAGTGTACTTACTCTCAACAGAAAAACCTACACCTGTACCACACATCAATATGTAAAGACACTCATCAAAAGATCTTATGTTATCGACAGGAAGATAAGAACAATTATATCCTGCAACATGACATCTTTCTAATGCTATGCCTGCTGTCATTAAAGCTCTCATGGATGGCATAATCTCTAAGTTTAACACAGCATTTTGTAATTTACTTCTAAGTTCTGTGCTTAATTTGTAATTATATTTCTTACTTAGGTGTGTTTCCATATAATCAAAATATCTATCAACTGTTTCATTCCAGGTTTCTCTACGATTAAAGTCTTCAATCCATCTAGCGTATCTAGATATATGAATAAAACTTTGATAATCTGTTGGTAAATTTATCTCATTCATCTTCGTTCTCTTCTTTTCTTGTTGTTAAAATATGCGGAGTTAAAACCACGTTCCCACTCCTTATGTCTTATGTTGTTTACATTGTAGGGATTTTTTAATTTGCCATTATAAAAGGCTCGTTGTCCCTCTTCAAATTGTATCTTTAAAGGAGGCCATTGACCTCTTCGTTTGAATCTTTTGGATTTGTATCCCTTCGATGTCGTAGAATGCGTCTGTGACGATCTGTTCCAATTCATTTGCTATTTCTCCATCAACTGGTATAGGATACTCTTCAGTGTCCAGGGTTAGACTCACTGTTAGAATTATCTGCATCTGCTACCTTTTGTATTAACCTATCTAGATACCAACGTGCTTTTAATAAGTCTTCTAAAGCACGATCTTTATATGTGTATCGCCAGATGTATTTAAGCATAGCACCTTTTAAATACCCACGAAATTCCTTACTAGACATAGACGCTTCGATAGCATCTATAGCTTCTATCTTACCTGCTCTGTAATGTGAGGGCTCATTGACAACATCTTCTTTCTTTTTAGTCATCGTTGTTCCTGTCTAAATATATTACATTATCTTTTTTCGTAACTTTTCTGCGCTTGTCTTTAAAATCTCCTTCAAGGATTCTATAAAAAACACCTGAATAAAAAAGAATGTCATCATTATTAGCAGCATAGCTGAAGCCAACCATTGCACGACATAATTCAGACAACGCAACAGCAGCTTTTTCATCGGTAAAATGTTTCTTAGAGAAATGTACATTTGTTTCATGTATCCACTCATTATCTTTATCTAGTCTAGGAGTAACGACAATGACCACATCATCTTCATTGACTTCAACTTTTCTTTTCTTCGACATTATTCTTGTCCTCTGTATGTGTATAGTAAAGCCATCTAGGTTCTCTTGCAGAAGATACTGGTTGAGGTTTATATTCTAATCCTTCCCAACAACTAAATTTAAAATCACACCAGGAACATACTTCGCCTAATACTCTATTGCCTGTTTCTTTTTTACGAAAGGTTTCAGGCTCATCTTTAAAACATCTTTCAAATGGTTTATTGTCTTCTAGTGCTTTTACTTTTACAAAAGCATCATCAACTGATTGTTGTATTTCTTCATCAGAAGACTCATCTTCTAGATATGCAACTTCACCACTTGATTTATTAACTGCCCACCAACCACCAACTTTTTTCTTAGATCCAAAAGCATATAGATGTAGTTGAGTTAGATAGCCAAAGGTGTCGTGGCTTTTCATGCCTTTAAAGTTTAAAAACTTATTACGATATGCCCAAGGACTACAAGATTTAATATCATCTACTCTATCATCAGTATACAAATCAGTTTCACCAGAGATACTATCAGTTATATTAAACCTAGTACCTTCTTCATATTTAATGTCACAAGAAGATAACACAGCTTTTAATATTGCTTCTACTGCGTCTCCAAAAGTAACAATCATTTTGAAACTGTAGTTCTTATCGGCTTTCCTAGCACCTGCAGCTTCCATCTGTAACTGACACAGTGGTCTACCTAAATTAGAAGGCCGTGCCTTAAACTCATAGTCTTGTGATTGAAACTGTTTTCTAAGGGCTTCCTTAAAGTCTTCGCCTGCTTTTTCTATAACTTCTTCAGACATAGAAGACTCACCCCTGTTAGCTGATTCTAGGTAAGCTATAACCTTTGCTAAATTTTCGTTCATTATTCAGGCAGTACTTCAACATCAATAAAATTAGAATCGCCTGCACCATCTACATCTTTGGCATATCTTTTTTGTTCATATGCTTTTGCACGAATAGATTCATTGTAGGCTTGTATATGTTCTCCAAATGCTTTGTTGACCTCTAAGTACTCAGGTTTAATTTCTGTTTGTTCACCTAAAATTGTAGGACTAATGGTATACCAAGTAATACTGTCGTTAGTTTGAAAATTAAAATTAAGTTTAAGCAATTGTTTCCAAGGCATAACTTTATCTTTAATCATTTGACTTGTAATCTGACCGAAGTTTCTGAATGTATCTTTATTAGATATCTGGAATATAACAGGTAACTCTTCAAAAGATACCTTATCTTTTTTACCTTCAGCAAAAGCGTCTTTGACTGTAAGTAATCCAAAGATAACTCTATATCTTTTAGCAGCTCTCCACTCATTCTTTCTTTCTTCTGAAAGACTATCCCAATCATCTACTTTAAATTTACCACAGTTCACACCGCCTTGTTCATCAAGTGCTTCATCATAAGGGTTAGGAACATAGATAGATTTATTTACATATCTACCTTTCTGATCGTTGCCATCCTTGTCCTGCCATGTAGCATTCTCATCATACTTCTGATAAAAGAAACGCTGTTGTAGTATGCGTAAAGAAGCATCGTCTGCGTATATAATCCCATGTTCAGGATGTGCTACTTTAACTGTGCCATCAGGAACTTTCTGTCCTGCATTGTTACGTGCTTTACTGTTTATTGTTAGCCTTGGGAAACCAGGTGTACTTGCTACACCCTCGTCATTAAAACCAAACTCGGCTGCGATTTGGTCAATTGGTAAGTTGTCTATGTCTTTGATTGTTAGTGCATTCTCTGTCATGCAATTCTCCTATAATATTACCCTCTGTTATATTCAGGTTCGTTTGATTGTCAACAGATATTTCATCCATATCTAACCAATCGTCACCTATTTTTAATTCGACTTCCATAGGTACATCTAGAGTTAAATCAAACTTATCTTTGAGTTCTCTTACCACACCCATCATATCATTATATAATGTAGTGCAAACAATATCTATTTCATCTGGATGTACATCAACAACAATACTATCATGTACTGTGTTTATAAATTTACTCTTTAGATTCAATCGTTTAAGTGACCTATGAAAAAGCACACAAGCTAAAGGTACGATGTCAGCAGTTGCTCCACTTTGTACAGGATAGTTCTTTATCTTAGTTGCATCTGTTGCACCATTGCGTAGTCTTTGTACATTAGGAAATGCAAATTGTCTGCCTGTTACAGTAGTAATATACTTCTTTGCTATAGCTTCCTCTTGTAACTCTTTGTGCCAAGAAGATATTCCTTGATACTTATCCATAAAAGAATTGTTGTACTGAACTTCTGCAGCAGATCCTTTTGTGCCACCATAAAGTGGTCTAAATGTTCTAGCTTTTGCATCTTGTCTGCTTGTTGTTTGCCCTGCTTCAGTCAATACTTTAGCGGTGTATGCATGCACATCAAAACCATCTTCAATCTCTTTTCTACCTACAGCATCATCACTCATCCATACAGCTACCCTAAATTCAAGTTGGCCATAATCAGCTTCTAATATTTTACCGCCAGGAAAACGAGATACAACAGCACGCCTTACTAAAGCTGTGCTACCTCGTGGTAAGTTCTGGAAGTTAGGTCTTGATGAAGATAATCTACCTGTGCCTGTTCGCACCTGCGATAGTTGTGGATGTAGTATAGTGTTGATTACATTTTTACGAATGCCTTTACAAAAAGAATTAATGTAAGTATCAAGTGCATTTATTCTTTGCATATTATTTAAAAATGTATGTGCTACATCTAAGTTATTCTGTTTAGCAATGGCAGCTAGACCACCTAGTGTGGTTTTATCTGTTGCGAAACCATGTGCTGTCACTTGTTGTATATGTGTTGGTGTAAATTTAAAGCCTGCTATGCTCTTGGTGGCATCATAAAGATAACCAGTGCCAAGGCAATGCTTACACATAGGCTGTACTTTATAAGGAGTTCCATCTTTTTTTATCTTGTGTTGCTTCCCTGTTCCTTTACAGTTAGGGCATTGGCGAACTGTAGTTTGACTGACAATAGTAGTTTGTCTTTTCATGTGGCGATCAAACTCTATCTTAGACATGCGTGGTCTATACTTCTTTTTACCACTAGAGGTAGTGCCTATGTTAAATGTTCTTGCCCACTCCTCTTTATCATTAACTCTTCTGGACCATATGATTTCTGATAGTTGTTCAGGTGAGGCTAAGTTGTATGGCCTATCACCCATAACAGCTTTGATAATCTTGGTATTCTGTATGGCTCTTTCTTTTCTTTCTTCTTCATAATCTTTTTGCACCTTGTCTAATGCCTCAACATCAATGGCATTACCATTTCTTTCAATGTCAATAAGAACATCTGTCATATCATTTGATAATTCAATGATGTTTTTTAAGCTGAGATAATCATCTTCTTTCAATAGGTTAGCCTGTGTTTCATACAGTTCTCCACAAGATATGATGTCGTATATATTATACTCTTCAACAATATCTTTTGGCATAGCCTCAAACCCTGTGCCTTTTTTAAAGTAATCTTCAATGAGTTCTGATTTCTTTTGGGTAACTTCCCATCGCTTGCAGCATTCAGCTAACGACAGAGCAAGTTTCTGTCCTCGTGCATAAATATATTCTACTACCATGGTGTCCCAGATAGTGCCATCATAAGTGAAACCACATTCTCTTAGCCAAGACAAATCAAACTTAGCATTGTGTGCTATAAGTAGTGTGGTCTTATCTAAGACATCTTGTAATTCTTTATGGGATTGTTTGGAATCTACAGTCACTTCATTATGATCGAACCAAATAACTTTAGCTTCATCAGGTTTACCAACAGGCATAACACCAACGCATACCATATAGTTATCAGGCTCAAAGGGAGAGGGACTTTTGTTTGTAACAGTTGTTTCAATATCTAAAACTATTTTCATATCATATCCTTATAAGGTGAGGGCAGGCGGCAACAGAAAGGAAATAAAAAATCCGCCTACCCTCGTTCATCAAGAGAGGGAGTAGTCTTTAATGTGTAGCTGACTTAGGGCAAGTCTTAGCTTACTGACATTGTTCAGAACGGAGTTCATCTTATGCTCTCTAGCAGTTGCAGAGAGAGGCAATACTGCATCCTTGATAGATTGAACCATAAGATTTATATCTTCGTCTGTTGCATCAGCAAGACTGTCAACAATCCTAGACCACGCTAATGGTTTAGGGATGTCGGCTCGCACCAAATCAGAGTCATTAATACTCTCTTTGATGTTGTCCCCCTCAATGCCACTTGACTCACTGATAACTACTTCTTTCTGGGGAGGAAGATCAGGTTGGGAAGTAGTATCAAAAATTGTGAAGTCATCTTGTGTGACATCAGGGTTGACACTCAGTGCCTTAGTAAAAGGTTTGGTATCAAACTCTTTTTCATCTAGGCTAAATTCTGCTTCATTATCTTTTATAATTTTCTTTGCATCTTTTGATTTGCGTAATCGTTTCAATGCTTCTGATATGGATTTCACCTCACCTGTTTCAATCCATTGTTCTACGATAGGCTTTGCCATAGCTATCTTTCTATAGTTATGTGCCATCTGTCGACTAAATGGTAACTCATCTGCTACCCATTTACCCCACTTAATATTATTTTGGCTGCAATAATCTTGTGCATCAATAAGTCTGTCACCAATTAGTAAAGCAAGTCTTAATGTTTTGCTTACTAGGTGCTTCATTAGTGCATCACCATCTGTAATTTTTGTTTTAAGATCTTCTAAGTATTCGTGTTTCATAATCATACCTATCTCCTGCATAAAAATATTTACTTGTGTCTATTTCTTGACTAGCTAATTCATACGCTTGTTTATCACTCTCACAAACGTAGCAGTCTTGACACATTTGAATTTCAAGTCTTTCATTATTCTCAGGGCTACCATTACTTTCAACCCAACCTTTTTGACTACAAGTATCACAATTATTTTTCATAACTTTCCTCCTAATCTCTGAAGCATGCTGTGTCTGAATCTGCAACACAAGCAAACCTATAATGTGTACCATTGATTTTATTCTTA